TTCTCGTCATACTTTGTCCAAAACATGTCAAACGTTACCTCGTATCCCTCGATCACGAATTCAAGTCTTGCCCTGCCGAATGCTTCGGCAAATTTGTTGTCGTAATGCACCGGGGTAAACTGCATGAGGTAATGAATCTGCTCCGGCGATGCTTCAGCGTTCATAAAGTCAATTTGCAAAAGTTGGTTGGTATCGCTGTACAGGATATAAATCTCCCCGGTGAATGTCTGCGATGTGGTGATGATGCGCTTCATTTTTAATAGCGATGGTTCGTCCAGTGAATGATTTGTCCTTTCCAGCTTCTTTTATCGCCTGGAAAAAACCAGCAATAAAACTGCGACTCAGTCAGCCCGTCATTTTTCATCAGCAAGAATTTCTGTTCCCAATCAAGAAAATCACCATCTACTGCAATTGACAGCATACCATCATCATCGAAATCCATTCTGACTTGTTGTATAGAGACGACCCTTTGCAATGCCTCGTTTTCTTTATTGAATTGGTCATAAAATTTTGTTCGTACTCCATACGCCATCTGTATGGTCATACCAATTTTCCACCTGCTGCCTTCGCGCATAGAGTGAATTTTCTCACCGGAAATTATCTTCTCTTTAAAGTTTGTGGGAGACATATCCCACGGGAACTGTTGTTTGAATCCGAGTATCATTTTATCTGATTTTTACGTGAATTGAAATCTTTCATTTTCTTCAATAATTGTAGTGATAAACGGAAAGTGATCTTTCGGAACTTTCTGGATCATTTCCGTGAGTATGGCTGATCCGGTGAACAGCACATACATGCTGCCCTGCATACCAATCTGCATGTGCAGGCACTTTCCTTTCCCTTCAAATTTTGAATCCACCAGCTTGAAGCCGTAAACTGTTATTTCTTTGTTCAGTACCTTACTCATCTTGATCTTGTCTCCGGTGAATGCTTTGTGTTCTATGGTTATTCCGAAATCTTTAAAGTTTTTTGGGCTGTTCATTAAGTAACGTTTTGATGAGGTGTTTGGAGTTACAATGCTTTGCCCATCCGAGATAGGAAGCTGTGGAGGCTTTATTCTTCCTCCGCGCAATCATACGGGCAAAGTTTTTCTTAATGGTTTTTCTAAGGCGTGTGTGCGTGTGGTAAAACACGTAGCCTACGAAGTCAATGCCGCGAGTTGCAACAGGAAATACCTGATAATTCTGCTTAACAGAAAGATTCAGTTCATTGGCAAAATATTCGCGGATGTCGGAAAGAATCCGGTGTAAATAAGGCTTGTCTGTGGCGAGAATGACTATATCGTCAGCGTACCTGAAATAATACTTAACTGCACGCTGTTCTTTTATCCAGTGATCAAAATAGGTGAGGTAAAAATTAGCGAGATACTGGCTAAGATAGTTGCCGATGGGCAACCCGTCCGCGCTGTCAATGATCTCACCGAGCAGCCAAAGAAGATCTTCATCCTTGAATTTTCTGCGGAGCATCATTTTAAGAATGGCGTGATCAATGGAAGGATAAAACTTTCTGATGTCGAGTTTTAAACAGAATTGAGTACCGGGCACGTCCTTCAATGCCATGCGGAGATCATTAGCAGCCGCATGAATGCCTTTGCCTTTGATGCAGCTATATGTATTGCTTGTAAACATTGCCATGAATATTGGCTCTAACACGTTCATGACTGCATGGTGTGCGATACGATCAGGGAAATAAGGCAGCCGGTACACTTCGCGCTCCTTCGGTTCATACACTTTAAAGATGGTGTACTCCGATGTGCAGTATGTTTTGCTTACCAGCATTTGCTGAAGCTGTAAGAGGTTGGCTTCTGCATTTGCCAGGTGAGCGATTACGCCCGGCTGCTTAGACTTCCCTTTACTTGCCCTCTGATCAGCGAGGCGGAGGTTATCAATGCTGCAAATTGTTTGATATAGATTTCCTGTTCGTTTCAAAGCCTTTGTTTTAAAAGGTCATCTTCTCTTTCGATACCAATGCCCTGATAAATGGTTCGTGATTTTTTGCCGAGGGGCAGGGTTTGCGCTGCTATTAGTTTCAAACGTCACTAACATAGGTGAGCGCTGACATTCGAATTCGTGTTATCGTAGTTGACATCGTTCAGCGAGAAGCCGGAGCCCGCAACACGGGAAAAGCGTCAGCACAACAGCGCACAACCTTTATTCCTTTTATTCTTTCATCCAGTTCTTGTAATCTTCGATCATGGTCTCAAATATTTCCCTTGCATCATCGCGCGTTTTCGATGAAAGGCGAGCGCCGACATTCGAAGCCGTGAGATCGCAGTCGACAGCGTCCAGCGAGAAGCCGGAGCCCGCAGGAGCATCACCATACGTTTCCATATCAGCCCAGGGATAATACTTGTATTCATCATCGTTATTCCAGTCGAATACATGCCCTGCTTTGCGTGCTTTTATGACTGTGGTGATCCGATGAAGTGAGAAAAAAGCTTGCGCATCTTCTTCGTGGTGTGCGTATTGTTCAAGTGTGTGCGGCGGTTTGCCGAGTGCTTTACATGCATCGAGGTAAAGCTGATCTGCTGCTGTGATTGTTGCTGTTGCTTCCATTTTTGAATTGATATTTAAAGAGTGAATAAAACATTGTATAAATCCGCGAATTGCTTGCCTGCATATTCTGCCAGTTCGCGGCTTTTAAAAGAAAGGCGAGCGCCGACAGCCGAATTCGTGTCATCGTAGCCGACCGCGAGCAGCGAGAAGCCGGAGCCCGCATTGTACTTAAACCACGGGAAGTATTTAGGTTCGCTGCTGTTGGTATAATCCGGTTTCCATCCTTCATTGAGTGCCTTGCGGATGATGGATAGCTTCGCAAATGCGATAATTGCATCATTATCCTCCGAACAGGTATCAATATCAGATAACGCGTACTCAGGATTTTGCCCAAGCACTTCACAGGCATCTTCAAAGGTTTTCACCCGGTCGGTGATCTTCTGGCTGAATACCTCTTTACCATACAGGCGTTCCAGTAATGCCTTGTCGCGGTCGTCTCCCTCATTAAAGGCTTTGAGGGCTGCTGATTTGGTTAATTCTAAAGTCATGTTGCTGTTGTTTTAAATACTCGCATGATTGCGATTGTCAGGATGCCCGGTCATGAGCCGGGCGGAAGTCTCGGCAGCCATCCCGTATCCTGCTGCCTCCTTCACATCCCGAACATTCAACACCCCAAAGCGATGATCATCAATAAGAACAGCGCAAGGAATGTGAAGTGTAGTCTTTTTTCTTTGGTCATTCCGATCAATTAACCGTGATAAAGAACTTTTCACTCTGCTCAATGCTCACGCCTATCTTATCAAGAACTTTCGTAAGCGCAGCATCCTCACGATCTGTAATCAGACCTTTCCTGTCGAGCGATTCCTTGACCACTACATACACTTCAAGGTTTCTTTTCTTCAAAGCCTCGATAATCTCACTGTCATTGCGCTCGGTAACTACGCTGTACTGACCAATACGGAAACCAAACTTGCCATGCTTGAAGGTCAGAATGTTTGACTGCGAGAACATGAGTTTTCTGTTTGCTTCACAGTACGCTTTGATGATCTCCTCGTCTTCTTTGATCTGATCGGGCATGTCGCCTACCTTCTCATGTCTTTTTGCCATCTCCTTACTGATGGTGGCTTCGCTCTTGTTAATGATCTCCCTAACCTTTACCGTGTTGGAAGCTAACCGCTCTAATGCCTGTGCGTAGGCGGTTTCTGTTGGAACTTTGTTTGCTTTTTGTTTAGTGGTTGTAGCCATTTTTGAATTGATATTTAGAAGTGAATAATTATTTAAGAGGTGATAAGTCGCTTTGGTTGTTTGCTTGCCTGATCTATGCGCTTAATGATCTCGCTTACTACCACATACTCGAGACTGCCGGCTATTAGCGGCGTCTCCTGCCAGAACTGGAAGAATGCCAGAGCCTCTGTACTGGTAAGGGTGATGGTGTATTGCCGCTGATCTTTTCTTATCTGATCTGCCAGGCGGAGATAAAACAGATAAGCATGTTCAAATAATAATTGATCGTGCTGGCTTGCCGGGTCGAAAGTCTCAATATGTACGGCATAGGCATCGTGAAGGGCTTGTGTCCACGAGGCAAGTAGCTTTATCTTTATTTTCATGCTTCCACCTCCCTTGTTTTTTCCACTGCATTCTGTGCCTTCTTAATGAGCGGCCAGAAATAAGCGTCATTAATTTCTATGAGTTCTTTTGCCCGGCGCTGTGCATGAATGACCGATGTATGATCGAGGTTTAGGTAACTCCCGATCTCCTTCAGCGTGAGCAGCGGGTAATACATACTTAAGAAGTGAATAACACAGCGGCGGCGCTCTACCAGAAAATGCCCCCTGCTTTTACTTCTTAACTCGGTAACAGTAGTACCGATAGCCTTGCAGATGGCTTCAATAAACTCATGCACATGATCAAAGGCGAGGTCTTCGGCAATGTCGAAGGAAATAATCAGCTTCACAGGTCTGCCGATGCCTCTGGCAACGATCTGTTCAGCTTTGTAGATTTCCCGGCTCATGAATTCCAGTTGTTTGGGTGTAAGTGTCATATATCCAGTTTCGAGTTTTCCAGTTTAAAGTTTCGTGTCGGGGAGGCTTCGGGCTTCCTCAAACACTTTTCCGATCATGAACGCATAACTTTCACCGAGGCTCTGCGATACCTGATTCATCTCGGCAGCGAGCATAGAAGGATTATGCTTGCTTTCAAAAGATGATCTCCTTTTATCGAGGCTTATTCTTTCCATATCCTCTGCATCGCTGATAAATACCTCTTCGCGTAGGGTCCATTGATTTTTCCACCAGCCCCAAAACGTTTTGGAACGCTCAAGCTGATCAATGCAATAGTTATCTCCTTTAGTGTAAATACGGAGGTACTCAAGACCTGTGAGGTATTTGTACCAGCAGTATTTAAGCTCACTCCAATGGAGCATGTTGCAAATGACGCGCTTGCAATGCTCGGCGGCATCGCGGCGGGATTGGATGTGAGTGACTTTGGTTTGCTTGCTTGCTGTTGTCATGATCTTTTATTTGCTTATTTCAGTTCCCCAATACAATTGGGCTTTCTCTTCATGGATGGTCAGCACACCGCCCGGACAGCGACCACTTACATGGGCGGCAAGACCTTGTACATGAACAATGATCTTTGCCAGTTTCCGGCACATCTTAGCCGTGCCTGTGTAGGGTTGTTTGTTCTCTTCATGTGCGAGGAAAACAAAGAGCTTGTCATGGTGTCTGGCTATCAGGTCACGGAACTTGCCGTATTTCAACTCATCGTTGTAGATGGTGAGGTTGTCTATGATGATAACCTTCGGGGCTTTCCGGTTCTGAAGCTTCTGTTCCAGTTCGTCAATCGGTGTGTAATCCAGTACTCTTACTTTGTAGTTGGTCGGTTCAAGTCCTGCACGCTGCATCGCATCTATAAAACCCTTTGCCCTGCCTTCCTCTCCTGATATGTAGTACACCTTTGACCATTTACTCAGGTAATCGGCAAGCATGAGCGCAAACCATGTTTTGCCATTTTTCTCCTGACCCCAAACGAGCCATGCACCGTTCGTCTCCGGATCACCGAAGGCTCTCTTCCAAATACCGTCAAAATCGTATGTCTTATGTTTCTTCTCATATATACTCCGGATGCTGTGTGCGCGCATTCATTCATCAGTTGTGTTGGTTAAATGAGCATACTATTTCCGGTATGCCAGCGGCGAACGTCCTTTCCGTTCTTGTCAGCATGCTTTCCCAATCTTCCGTTACCATGCATGCTACGGTCCGACATTGGGCTGTCGTATCTTTAAGCCGCATGAGTTAACACCAAAGTCTCTGCCCGGCGCAAACCGGAGATGCGACCACTATCGTTTGTGAGACATTTGCGCACGATGCTCTTAAGCTGGCTCTTGTCTTTCATATTGACGGTAAGCACATCCGTAATCAGCTTTTCGTAGAATGCAATGCGCTCATTGCGCTCCCTCGGTACTACGCTGTCATAGCGCTCATTAAAACGCGAGAACAACTCTGCCCAACCCACCTTCTTATTGCTGATATTACGCTCCATCTTGGCGCGTAATCCATCGGCACCCATCAGATACCATCCACACGCTTTTTCTGTGGCGTTCCAGAGCTCTATGAGCATCATGGCGGCTTTATCATCAAGCGCGCCAGCTTCGTCTATTATGACGCAAGGATTAGGCAGCATTTTCAGAGCATACTTGATATTGGCACGTATGTTCACCAGTTTTCCGGTTTCGTCCACACCTATTGCTTTCGCCAGCGCACGGGTGAATTCGTTCTTAGTGCCGCACTGACGGGCATCTATGTAAAAGAGGTTCTTGCGTGTGCGGGCGAGGTACTTTGCAGAGAAGGTTTTACCGATACCGCAGTCGTCCACCAGAATGAAGCTCTTGGCGTGTGCCTGACAAAACGCGACGGTCTCTTCGATCATGGTAAATACTTCTGTTCTCGCCATATTCCATTTACGCTCGTTCAACGGAACGTCCAGTTCACGGGCTATATTGACCCATTGCGCCTCGCGGAGCAACCCATCATATTTATCCTCGGTCTTGAGGCGGGAGAATACAGACACATTGATGCCGAATTGCTTGGCAAACTGTCCGTCTGTGCCGTCAAAATTCTGGCGTTGGTCGAGCAGCGCTTTTACAATGCGCGGCTTCATTTCTGTTGCTACTATCATATACGGTCTTTTAGGGATTTTATGAATGAATTGGATTTGTTAACTGGCTGGTATGCTTCCACCTCAACTTCTTCAAGTATCTCCGGTTCATCGTCCTGTACTTCCTGCACTTCGTATCTGCGAAGTCCGGGCATTACGAAAGCGCGCTCCGGTTTTGGTGTGTTATCAATCACCAGCACTTCATTGATGCTATTGCGCTTCTGCTTCATGTACGCCTCGATGGTGCTTACATAGCTGCTCATGATCTCGCGGGCAGATGTGTCCTTTGTCGTGCGCTCGGCTGTGGCGCGGTTGTATTTAGGCTTAGGAACGGCTTCGCAAATGCAGGTGTCATTGAGGAAAACGAGCGCTTTCATAACTTCTCCCTGATTATCGTCCAGCCAATACACCGTTACCTGCTGACCGCCTACATAATCCATCGCGTTGATCAGGTTCATTCCAGTGTACACCTTGCCTTCATCACCGAGCAGGAATTGATTGTTGTTAAGATTGAGGATTCCGTTAGTTCCTACGGTTGTTTTGGTTGTATAACCAAGATGCGGCAGGATGGCACGCCAGTTGGTAGGCTTGGTGTCGGGGTTTTGGTTTTGAAGAAATACTTCCCAACGCTTAAGATGTTTGTTCGTGCTTTCCGGCGTGTTATTCCAATCCTCAATGTCCCGGAGGCAATTGTCTATGATCTCATCGTAAGGGGTAATCACCTTTTTTTCCGGTCCTGCCTGATTAGCTTCACTCAATGCGAACGGACGGGCTATCCATCCTTCGCGCTGTTTCTCATGGTTGTATCGAAGGTCACGGAAGTAACGCTCAATCCTTTTGCCCCTTGCGTTATTCGCCTCGATACGCACGTGCTCAAACATGGCACCGGGACGCAGGAATGTATTTGTAAAGCTGCTGTTGAGCGACATTTCAGCTTCTATTTCCAGTGGAAGGTTTACACCCCATTCCGTATAGTTGCGCACAAGCTGACGGTAGAAATCGGTAATGATGCCTTCCTTCGACTTGCCATACACCCAACAAATAATCGCCTCACTGCCCAGGTCTATGCCAACATAGAACCATACGCGCTCACCTTTAGCATATTCAAACGGTGGCTGCCTGTCATCCACTGATATAATACTTCCGGCATACTTAGGACGCTCAAGGCTGTGGTATGGTTTGAAATGCTGCATGAGCTTCTGCCTGTCTCCGCTACGCTTGCTGTATGTACCTATGCTTTCCGTCCATGAGCCGAGATAATTGGTAATCGTCCTTTCAGAAAGCGGTTTGAAATCCTTAGGCTCGTACATCTCCCCGGTTTCCTGATTGATCACTTCGATATAGCCCTGAAGGAAGCCATCATAATTGCGTGTTACCTCGGTACGCGATGGCTTGGTGCCGCGTCCTGCAAAAAGATCATTGAGCAGTTGCAATACAGGGTCAGTAACCTTGCGGCTGTTTTGGTTGCGAAGTTTGCCGGATATGAGGGAAGCATAATTGAAAAGACTTCCGTTAACTGGCTTTACAAACTCGTTGAAAGCCATTTTAAAACGCTTTTCAGAACTCGGAAGGGTATGCTGTACTCCGTGCTTTGCCTGAAGGGTCTTATTAAAACTTGTTGCATCAACACAAACGGAGGCAAGAATTTTCTTGGGTGTGCCGCTCATACTCTTGATCGTGATGATGCGCTGCTCCTTTAG